AGAAGCAATGAATTGAATGGTCTCTACGGTGCTTTTGGTGGAAATCGTTGCATTTACGTCGATCAACCGATAATTTACAACATCAAGAAGTGGTTTCAGATGCCATGTGCCTATATGGCGGCAGATGAGGACGAAAATTCTCGCACATATGGCAAAACTGTCGCATATGGATACCTTCCTTACAAATATTGTGCCTCAAAAGAGGAAGAAGCACAATTCCAAGTGCATATGAGCATTGAGGGCACTACAAAAGGCTCTCAGGGTCAAGCATTTATGGAATTTTTGAATAATTTACCAAAACCACGCTTGACAGAAAGGCGAAAACTTGCTGGTGGCAAGAAAACTTGGAATTGTAGTCGTGGCACCGTCCAAGGAAGATGTTATCGTGATCCCAACAACTCTAGTGACCTAGTTTTCGTCCCAACTGGTCTAGATGAAAATACATTTGACTACAATCGCAGTAATTTTACAGAATTGGAGCAATTCCAACTTTGGTTGGGAGATAACGTTGCTGGATACACCCCAAACTCCACTTATGGATTCTGGACCACCTATTCTTACAGTCCCACAGATCCAACTGCCGATGCAGAGGGTTTTGTCGCTGGCACAGACTCTGCATCATACACAGCAATCACTGTAAACAACAATCAATGCCCAACAGACCCCTTAGGCATCCCTGAGGACTGCTGGGACCGCTATGTGAGGAAGGGGACTAACACAGATGGTCCATTGGATGTATTTTGTGGTTATGATGCAAATGGAAATGGTATTGCTGGTGAGACTTATTACGAAATATCGCATCCGACATCATCTACAGCATATTCTCTCTTCTTTGCGGGTCAGAGCAGCACAGGGACGGGTCTCTGCCACTCCTGTAACGCTCTAGAGAGTGTTGCCGACGTTTCTATTGCTATTGACCCTAGTAGAATAACAACTGGTAAATATAGAATGAAGATGGGACCGTATTCTGGCACCTTTAAGGTATTGAATTATCTTAGTGGTGGCACAACAGCACTCGGTCGCACACTTCGTAATTTGGGCAACCCCTACTTCGATGAGTGTCAAGATGAATACCCATATACCGATGGCAGGACAATCGGAGGTGTAACTTAATGCCATTAGGACTTCTAAAACCTGTTGCCGCCCTAAACGGTCTTCCTTGCTCAGGACATGGACTCTGTTTGCCTCCTGTGGTGCATAGCACCCAATCTTGTGGTAGTCCTCCTATTCCTAGGACAATTAAAATCAAGGAATACTCTTGTTGGTGGCCACCTCTGTCTCTGATCCCCATTTTTCCAATTACGCCAGACAGAGCAACTGTTTTGGTGCATGGATTTCCGATCATGCTTGCTGGAGACACATTTATTCCCCACCCGAGCACATGCACAAACATCATCATCTACATGTGCCCCTGTGGCAACGCTGTATGCCCCGTGCCGACCCCTATTCCATGCTCTGTGCTAACTCTAGAGGATAAAGGGATTGGACACTCTAGGACGGCATATCCGACCACCATTTTCACGTTTGCACTCAAGAGACTTGTCATAAGGATTCTTGATCCATTGGGCGTCGGATTCCCAGGATGGTCATACCCCTGCAGTAGTGTTGTTGCTTATGGGTCGATGACAGTTTGGTCTGGATGATGTATAATTAGTGGGTAGTTTGAGGTCACTCATGGCAAAGGCAAAAGTTGGACTTGTCCGCAGCAATTATACCGAAGGTCCCCCCAAGAAAACTCGTCAAGGTTGCTCTAAGAATACTCACCTTGGTGCTTCCTCTCGCAACGGTCGCAAGAAGCGTTATCGTGGTCAGGGTAAGAAATGAGACCTGAGACTAGAAAGTCTATGGAGATGCTTTTCTCTGCCAAATGGAATGTCCCCAAAGCAGCAGAGAATTGCAATCTTTCTTGGAAGGAAATGAAAATCACATTCAACGAGTATTGTGCTTTTCACCCACCGACCTATAAAACCGAAAACAATCAACTGAATCTATTCTAATGACAAACGGCAGAGACTTACTCTACATCTCTAGAGAGCAAGAGATGGCACTTATAGAAGAGATGATCTATAAGATTAAAGTGTCTAAACCAGACATTCATCCGAGTAAGACCTGCTTTCTTTGTGTCTCCCCAGACTACTCAGGCATCGTGACGCAACTTCTGTCTCACGGTCTGAGTATGGATGGGGAGATTTTTCATATTGAGTCAGTTAACGTCCCATTCCCAGATGAGGATGCACAACAATACAAAATTAACTTTGAGTTAAACTTTGCAGAGTGGGTATTAGATTGGAAAAATTTTGTGTTGATTGAGGCAGGGGTAATCCGAGGTAGCAACTACACTTGGATTACCAATACCATGGAAAAGTTTGTAGAGAAGAATTATTATACTGTTGCTCTTTGCGAAAATATGCTTAGCAAGTTTAAGAGCGACTTTGTGTCACTCTATTATGACGATTATATGACAGACTTACATTTTTGGTGGGAGAAACCAAATAACCACTGGCCCTGGGACTATAAATAAATTCGTAGTGATAGAAACCACTATAAAAGTTCTGTTGACCCCTAAAGGAGAGACAGATGGCAAATCACCCTATTCCAGATCAAGGCAACGAATTTATCAAGTCGGGAATGGTGTTAATCACCGACCCTAGAAGTGATAAATACCTGGGTAAGGTGCATAAGCACCCCAACGATCCGCCCAAAGATCGTTATTCAAAATGGTGTGGTGGTAAAAATGGGTTTGACGATTTCGTTGAGCGTTGGCACTAATGCCCTATAAGTTTAAGTCAGACAAAAACGTAAGTCGCGGGTATCGGGATTTTAACATGACGTTTAATTCCAATCCAAATACCCGCGACTTTGGTGCTGTCAAAAACGAGAATGCCATCAAGCAGTCCGTCATGAATCTTGTGAAAACAGCACTTGGAGAAAGACCTTTCCAGCATAACGTTGGATCTAGAGTAAATGCATTGCTATTTGAGCCGTATGATGTGTTTACTGGAGAGGCAATTAAAGACGAGATCAGATCAACACTCTCTCGCTTTGAAAGGAGAATCTCCGTAAGAGGAGTTGATGTGCGTGATGGGTATGACAACAATCAGATTGAAGTCAAACTTACTTACACAATTATCGGAGAGCAAATTATTAAAGAAGTAGATTTCGTGCTGGAGAAAGCGTAAGTCATGTCGGCAATCCCATCAGAAGTAACGTCACTAGACTTTTTTGAAATAAAAGAGTCTATTAGATCATACCTTAGGACTCGTAGTGAATTTACCGACTACGATTTTGAGGGATCTGCTGCGTCTTATTTGCTGGATATTCTAGCATACAATACTTACTACACAGCATTCAATGCCAACATGGCGCTGAATGAAGCATTCCTTGAAACTGCAACTGTTAGAGATAACATTGTCAAGATTGCTAAGCAACTTAATTATACACCTAGGTCTATCAAAGCCGCAATGGCAGAGGTGACTGTTGATGTCCAAACAGAAATTGGATCCAACGGTTTGACCTACCCAGAATTTGTGAATCTCAGAAAGGGAGATTCCTTCATTGCTGAAACGGTGGTTGAAGATTTTATCTTCACACTCATGACAAAGCAAACTGCAGCAGTTGATCCAACAACGGGTATTGCTACATTCAAGTGTCTTGCCATCTATCAGGGAAACCTTCTGACCCATTCCTTTATTGTCAACAACACAAAGACAAAGGAATATGTTATCCCAAGTGAAGATGTGGACACAGAGAGAATGATTGTCTATATCTCTCCCTCGGTGCAGTCCAGCGAAATTGATATCTACAACAAAGCAACGAGTGCCGTTGCATTAGATAGCAATTCTCGTGTCTATTTCCTTGAGGAAGTAGATGACCTCAGATATCGTCTTATTTTTGGCGATGGTGTCCTCGGACGTAAATTGATTGATGGTGAGTTTGTCAAGATTGATTATGTTAGGACCACTGGCGAAGACGCTAACGGTGCTAGAGACTTCCAATTTATTGGTACAGCAACAGACTCACAAGGTAGAGTTATTGCAGCATCCTCCATTTCCACAAGGACAGTTACTCCTGCTCAGGACGGGTCTCCAAGAGAAACTCCAATTTCAATCAAATATAATGCCCCCAGACTCTACACTACTCAAAATAGAGCAGTAACGGAGTCTGACTATGAAAACATCGTTAGACAACTTTACCCACAATCTAAGAGCGTTGTTGCATATGGTGGCGAGAGACTCAATCCACCTATCTACGGTAAAGTTTTTATTGCAGTCAGACCCCAAACTGGATCGACTCTAAACGAAACGACAAAAGCAAGACTTAGGAATCAACTTAAAGATTATTCGATTGCATCTATTGGAATCGAAGTTATTGATCCCAAGGTCTTCTATGTCTTGCCGAAGACCTACGTCTACTACAACGGCAATAAGACAAATCTGACTGGTAATGATCTTGGGACTAAGATCCTTAAGAATATTGATGATTACAATTCTCAGAATTCTGCCAACAGATACAACGGAAGAATCGAAGCGTCTAAACTCGCAGCAGTGATTGACAATTCAGATCCTTCCATTTCTGGTAGCACATCTCAAGTAACTCTCGGTCAAAACCTGACAGAATTCAATTTTGGTCAAGTCTTTAACCAGTGTCTTGATTTTGGAAACGCACTGTATAATCCAGACAATTATTCTGGCAGCCCGACTTCTGGTAACGGAACGGGAGGTGGATGTGCTCCTAATTTCTCTGTTGTGAAATCTGGCACATTCTATGCTACTGGATACACTGAAGATCTTGTGGCAGCAGGAACTACTGCAGGTGGCGTTATTCAGACTCCAGCATTTAGTAGCCTAGAAAATAACCAAACTCTTGTCCCTGTGAATCTTAGAGACGACGGTCTGGGTAATATGATTCTCGTTACCGTTAGGGACGAGCAAGAAGTAATTTTGAATACCAATGTCGGCACAGTTGACTACGCATCTGGCACAGTTTGCGTCGGTCCTCTGAATATCGCTTTGACTCCTGATAACACAAATAGGGTGCCTGTTGTGGTTTATCCTGCTGGTGGATCTCTCACGGTCCCCGCTGGCACAGACCCAACGATTCTAAACCCTCAAGTTAACCCAATCGACTTTACAGTCAACGATATTACTATTCCAACGTTTGATCCCAATAACTTTAATGGTTTCAACTTCGGTGGAACATCGACAATAAATATCATTGAATATCCCACGGATACCTTCCAGTATCCCGAGCTAGACGAGTGCTTCTGAGAATATGTCTACACTAAGAATTTCCGACAGGGTAGAGCAGCAGTTTCCTGACTTTATCAAGTCGGAAGATAGACAACTTATCGCGTTCCTCCAGGAATATTACAAATCCCAGGAGAAAATCGGCAGACCATACAACATCCTCAACGACTTGTTGAAGTGGTTGGATGTTAGCACATATACCTCAGATAATTTGACCAGTAGCACTACGGTGCTGCAGTCTGTGGATCTAAACTCCACAGAGGTCGTTGTTGAAGACATTAACGGTTATCAGGAAACAAATGGCACCCTGATGGTCGATAATGAGATCATGTACTATGAGTCTACTACTCGTGGTCCTGACTCTATTCTGACCCCTGGTATTGCTCCGTTTGAATTTGACAAAAAGAAGCAATTCCTAGAAAACCCTTATTTTGGGTTTGATGGCACTCGTCGTAGATTCCCGCTTACCTATCTTGGCACTCCAGTAAGCGCTGCATCAGCAGATCACCTCATCGTGACCGTCTATGGTCAAACATTACGTCCTGGGGATGACTATACCGTCGATGCCACCGATATCGTCTTTACAGACCCCCCTAGGGTCCCTGTAGGTGGCGATGACGAAGGATTCACTAGCATCGTCTATCTGGTTGGTTTTGCTGACAAAGTTGTTGTCACCATGGACGAGATTCCTCTGTCTGAGTGGGATCAGTCTAAGTATTATCCTCTGAGGGTGAATGGGGAAGCATATACCCCCATTTCTGACGTTGGTCTGATTGTTAACCGCACTGGTCAACTCCAGCGTCCGTTTGAGCAATATAACGTTTATTATGACAACCTTGTCATGAAGTATGCATTGGGATCCTCGGATACCATGCATGTGCGAGCAGTTGAATTTGTGCCTGCCAGTTTTGGATCTGGCGCAAGTGCTGTTTGTAATGTTGAAAACAACCAACTGACTAAAGTCCTTGTTAAGCAAGGTGGTAATGGATATAGACTGGAATTTGCTCCTAGGGTAACTATCCAGACCGACACAACAGGAGAATTTGCCTGTGCTAATAGTTTGGTTGGTGGTATTAAGAATATCAATCTTATTGCTGGTGGTCAGGGGTATACATCATACAATCCCCCGATCCCAACCGTAACTGCACCTACAAACCCTAATGGCAGACAAGCTCAGGTTTCTATAGAAATTGATGATGCGACTGGTCAGGTCACCAGCATCAATATCACCGACTCTGGATCGGGATATGACTTCATTCCAGTTATTAACTTCCAGAATCCTGGTGGTGGTAGAATTACCGATGCCACTATCGACTCCGAAGGTCGCGTAAATGTTGATAGCATTGGCATCACTGCCCCTGGCGTATTTTATTCCAATCCTCCAACTATTTACATCGATCCTGCTCCTGCTGACGGCATTAGCGCTCAGGCAGAGTGCTCTCTGGATTCCAATGGTGGCATTGCTACTGTTACAGTTACCAACCGAGGTCGTGGGTATACAACACCTCCTAGATGCCGTGTCATCGATCCAGTAGGCGCTCAGGTGCTTGATGTAACTGTTGCATCTGGTGCAGTTACCGATATCGAGCTTCTTACTGGAGGTAGGGGTTATGAAGATGCTCCATCCGTCTACATTGTTGATGATAGAAAAGATGCATATGGCAATGCCGTTGGCGGCAGAGGAGCCACTGCTGTTGCTACTATTTTCAATGGTGAGATAACTGACATCAACATTACCAACTTTGGCACAGGATATTCTGAGCAATTCCCTCCCAAAATCTTTATTGCTGAGCCCAGTGCTGCCAAAGCATCAGTTGACGTTGGATATGATGAAGTTACTGGTTTTGTCATTGAAGAGAGTGGCAGAAAGTATGTGCCTTCATCCTTTAATGGCATTGTGCGTGGAGTCTCTTCCACAGTTGAATATGATGACTATGGTAACCAAATCTTTGCAAAAGAATCTCAAACTCGTATTTCAACTCACCCAGTGGGGTCGGTTGTCCACAACCTAGATGCAATTTTCATCTATCAACTGTTTGAGAAGTTTAGAAAGCAATATCTCCCCACTATTGAGTTAGATCCGACCAAGGTCAACCCAACAGAAGTCATTAAGAATATTCGTGACTTCTATTTGGCAAAGGGCACTGCTCTTGGCGCCAAATTCCTGTTTAAGGTCCTGTTTGGTGAAGAAGTCGATATTTCTTATCCAAAGGATCAAATCATCTCTCCATCTGCTGCAACTTGGGTTGTTGACACGATTTTGAGATGTCAGATCGTTTCTGGGTCTGCAGTAAACCTAATTGAGTCTGAGATCGTCCAATATGCCGACGAAGTTGACCAGGATGTCAAATATGCTTCGGCACTCGTTGAAAATGCAATCTCCATCATTAAAGGTGAAGATACAATTTACGAATTGGTCATTTCTGAGGAAACACTTGTTGGGACATTCAAAATCCCATACAACACTCGTCTTGTCGAGCCTCTGACTACAACAGATCAGATTATCACTGTTGACTCCACTATTGGATGGCCAGAGAGAAATGGCACATTCTTTATTTCTGAGACTGAAGAAGTTCAGTATAAGGAAAAATCACTCAACCAATTTATCGAATGCACCAGATCTAAAAATGGTGTTGTCGAAGATTGGGATCCAGGGTCTTTGATTTCGTCCAATATCTTCATTTATGCCAATAAAGGCACAAGCAATGAAGTGAAGATGCGTGTGCTTGGTATTGCTGAAGCAGCAGGCACTGTTCTGGATGATACTGGATCTTACTACCTGCCAGGTGACAAACTCAACGTTGCTGCTTTGGGATCCGACTCCCCTGGTGAGCAAAGACTGGAATCCTGGTTCTACAATGTTAAGAAACTGATTCAGGTCGATAACATCGAGCCTGGTGGTCTTCTTCAGATTGCAACTGTTACCACAGAGCAACCCCACGGTCTGCTTGTGGAAGATACCGTCACAATCTATGGTGCAAACCCAGTTATTTACAACGGCACATTCCAAGTTTCTTCTCGTATCGATGAATATACTTTCTCGTATAGAATCGACACCCCTAGCGACATTGTTCCTGTTGGCAATATTCTGCTTTCCGTTGACCTCAATAGAGGTAAGTCAACAGAACCTGCAATCAATAGAGTCGTTACCGAGTTTACGACTAATATTCAAAACTCCTTCTTTAACAATAATTTTGTGTATGTGGCAGCATCTGGTCTGCCAAACTACAAGATTGGACCCTTTACTGGATCGGCACTTATCCCTGGTAACCAGAGAAAACTGGTTAGGATCCCCAGGGTTGTTAATACCGTTTCAGAAAGAGAAGAGATCAAACCCAACACCGCTATTGGTGCATGGGTGAATGGTGTCTCTATTTGGACATATAAGTCTGCTGAGGCAATTCTCTTTGGTCCTCTTACTGGTATTAGTGTTACAAATGCTGGTCAAGACTATGATGCTGGTGCTCCCCCAGTAGTCTTGATCGAAGGTGGTGGTGGAGCTGGCGCGTCTGCAACTGTTACCGTTAACGGTAGCGTATCCTCTTTTGAGGTCACAAATGGTGGTAGTGGTTATGAAACTTCTCCACTAATCTCCATCGTTGGTGGAGGTGGCACAGGTGCATCTGGCACCGCTGTGGTTACTAATGGTGTTATCACCAGAATTCTGGTTGCATCTCCTGGTAGTGGATTCACTTCCCAACCTAGCATCACCATTACTGGTGGTGGTGGCACGGGTGCTACTGCTATTGCAAACATTCGTGGTCCTATCCAGTCTGTCACTTTGACTAATGCTGGTAGTGGTTACACATCGCTTCCTAAGGTCACTGTGACCTCTGGTGAAGGTGCTCTAGCACAACCGATCGTCCTGAATGGCCGTATCGTGTCTATTGCTACTATTAACTCTGGTAGACGTTATACCACTGCTCCTAGAGTCATTATCAACGGTGATGGATTTGGTGCTATTGCTAAGGCGACTATTGCAACTACTGGTGAAGACGCTGGTAAAGTAATTGGTATTGAGATCGTAAACAGAGGTATTAACTATACCCAAGGTAACACCACTGTTAGACTTGAAGCAGTTGGCGATTTTGCAACGTTTGAAGCGCAGGTGTTTGAATGGAATAAAAACTTTGAATATGAGTTGAATTCCAAGTATGACGTTGCTAGAGGTTACGTCTTTACTGGTCTCAACAACCAATATGGTGGTGAATATGCCCACCTCTCCGACCCCAAGGAATTGCGTTATGTGGTTGGCGATAACGTCTTCCTCAATGCAGAAACGAATAGATTCCAAGAATTAGAGACAAACTATAAGCACTCTCCAATCTTGGGTTGGGCATATGACGGCAACCCGATTTATGGACCTTATGGTTATGGCGATCCCACTGACCAAAACAGTGGTATCAGAAGACTTCGCACATCTTACAAACTGAAAGATGAGATCGTCTATGACGCTCTGACCAATACAAACCCCGCTAGGGTAGATGGTCCTTTGCTTTCGGACTATCCTGCTGGATCCTTTGTGCCCGACTATGAGTATGTCTTCCAGTCTGGTGATCTCGATCAGTATAATGGTCGTTTCTGCAAAACACCAGAGTATCCCGATGGCACCTATGCATACTTTGTAACCATCGACTCTTCTGATGCAGGTATTCCTCAGTTTCCATACATCTTGGGTGGAGCATTCAACTCACTCCCAGACTCCTGGAACCTGTCTCAAGGTGCAACTCAAGAAAACATCCCCACAGACGTTGTTAGATATCGTGTGCCTTTTGTTGAGGTTGATATCGATGTTGAGCGTCAACCAAACCAAGAGTCTGATGTCCTGACGACAGAGAATGAAGGTTGGCCCATCATCTTTGAGATTCAAGATAGCAATCAGGATGGCATCATCGATGCTCTAGAGCAACAAGAGCTTCTGGAGATGACCGAGGAAGCAACCCTGCAAATTTATGATTACTTCCCGAAAGTTTCTGCAGAGTCCAAAGTCGATATTGACATTGAAACTGTTACTCAGTTTGAAACTGCACAGATTGATGGTTTCGTTATTGAAAACCCTGGTCAATCTTATCAGGTCAATGACACTATTTTCTTTGACAACGAAGGCACAGGTGGTTTTGGCGCATCGGCAATCATCGATTCGATTAAAGGTGTTGCAGTCACGTCATATAGTAAGGAGATCATCAACGATAGACCCTACGGTGTTATCACAACATCTGAGAATCATGATTTGATTGCTGGCGATGAAATCATTGTCAACTCTGAGCCCATCACCGCCAACACCAACAAGACTTTCAAAGTTAAGGTGGTGTCTGGTATTGAAGATGTTACCGTTGATATCCCTGGTAGTGGATATACAGCGACCATTCCTCCCACTTATGAGCTGATCAGCAACAATGGTAAAGATGGTGAGTTTTCAATTAACCTCAGATCCGATGGTGTTGCAGATTCCTTTAATATCATCAACTCTGGTAATGGTTTTGATATTAACGACCCCCCGCAGATTCGTGTCAGTCACCCACAATCGTTTACCAAGACTAGATATTGGTTGTCTGAATATCTGAATGATGGTGGCACTCTGCAGGTCCACGATTCGACAATTACCAGCAAGAGAGAATACTACGTTTGTGGATCTCTTGAAGAAACCGAAGATGACGATATGCTCGGCATCCTCGCTAAGTTTGATGTCAATGGAGATGTGCTTTGGGTTAGGACTTTGCTGCCCAACAACGCTGGCGTCAAGAGAATGGAATTCGTTTCTCTGTATGTTGATGACACAGAAGAAAACGACGCCATTTATGTTGCAGGCCAAACATATGATCCCAACAACGCAGCATTTAACCCTGATATCTGGTTTGGTAAGTATATCTCCGAAAGAGACGCTCAGAATGCCCCCACAGGCACTCTACAGTGGCAGAAATCTATCGCAGGTATCTCTGGTCCTGCCAGAAGGGATTTCGTAAGTGATATCTATCTGGATCAGAATAAGTCAATCTATCTGGTTGGTTATACAGATACTAACGCATTAGATGCGATGGATATCTGGGTCATTCAATCCAACAATGATGGCGACATCAAAGAGAAGCGTAAGATTGCTTCTTCCAATGGTGATGAAAGAATTGACCAAATCAAGTGGATCTCCGATGACAGATTCTTCTTCACTGGCGTTAACTTTGATACAGATAACCTCATTTATGGTGAATTCTTCTTCGATGGGGCAAACATCGAAGTTGATTACGTCAAGCAGATTCCCCCCATCGGTGGTGGTTATGTAAGAAACTCCAAGTTTGAAATTGATGAGTATGGTGACGTATTCATCTGCTGGGATGTATTTAACAACGCTAATAGTAAGTTTGAAAGAATTCAATTTGGTAAGTTCACTCTTTCTGATGTAAACAATGCAAATGCTTGGAAGTTTATCAAAACTATGACTCCTCAGGGAGACTACACTTCCATCAATGCAACTGGTTTCCACGTTGACATCTTCGGCAACGTTGTCATTACTACTACTATTGACTATGCGGAAGATAGAAAAGCAACAACCATCCATTCCCTTAAGTTTGATGGCACGCTTCAATATGAAAGCATCATCGAAACTACCGATCAGGTTGGATCGAGAAACAAAACTTCTGTTGTTGATAACTCTGGTGACATTATCGTCATCAATGAAAGACTCGTCCCAGAGCAGTTTGCAGTCTTTAGATTTGATGACGCCAGTGATGACGATTACGACACCACCAAGAGAAATATTGGCACATTCAGCATTGCTGTGCCTGGAGATGCATCAATCGATGAAGCAATTTACAAGTTTGGCACAGGGTCGCTGAAATTCACTGCACCAAACAGACTCCTTTATGCTGACATTGATTCATCGGCTTTGAATTGGACTGTTGCTGGTTGGTTTAACATGGCAACTGCTCAATATGCAGCACAGAATACAACTCCAATTTTCTTCGACATTACAGAAATTGATTCCTCTACTGGTTGTCAGGTCAGAATCAATGGCATCAATGGTGACGCTGATCAAGGAAAGGTTGAGTTGGACATCAACGGCACCCAGGTGGGTGTGTCTGCTGCCAACACTTACTATACTGAATTTGGATCTAGTGCTTGGGTCCACATTGCTATAGTTAAGGAGAATACCGCTGTTGGTGTTTGGGACTTTACAGTATTTGTTAATGGCAATCCTGCTATCACATATCAGTCACTAATTGACGTTAATGTTGGTGACATCGCTGTTGGTGGAGATTCTTCTCAGACTTCTTCCCTTTGTTTCCAAGGCAACATCGACGATGTTGTGATGTCAGGTAAAGCTGAGTTTACTGATGCGAATGCATTTACTTTGCCCACTGAGCAGTTTGAAGTGACCAGTGTCGATTCTGATATCGTCATGGTCAAGATCGACAGACAGCACTCCACTTCTAGAGGGACTTATACACTCACTGAAGCAACTAACCACGTCAATCTCACGATTTCCGAATTTACTGCTGGCACTTGGACTCAGGTTACAACACAACCTGCAGTTGATCAGTGGGATCTTGGTGCTGGTGGTCTGCAACTTCTGGACTTCTCTGATGCTCCGTCTCTGTATACCACTGTCCAGACATATACATGGACAAATACAAAAGAAACTCTGTCCTCCAAGTCTTCTACTGTCCCAGTGAAGAATGGTCAGAAGATGTTTGTCACTCCAAACGTCATCCCCAAATTCTACATTAAAGATGCTGGATACAGCAAGATCGACAACATCTTTGAATTTACCCTCAATCAAGACGCTAAATTCACCAAGGGATCAATTCTTCAGCAAGTTAACGACAGCGGTGTTGTCCAAGCATATGGCACTATTGTTGATGTGCCGACTGGCACCACTACCAATCCTGGTCTTGGCACAACATACAAAATTGGTAAGATCTTTGGCACATTTGATAACGGAGAGCTTCTCCAATCCACTGAAGCAACAGACGTTAATACCATGGATGGTAAGTTTGTTGGTATTGAGGAAGAAGATCTTTGGGTAACTGCTACAGCATATGCCACTGGCGATAGAGTTTACTATGGTGGCAGAATTTATGAGGCACAAGCAGGTGGCACCTCTGGTGTAACTCCTCCGACTCATACAACTGGTGCTGTAAGTGACGGATCAATTACTTGGGTGTTTATTAGGACCGCTGGTCAATTTACCATCGATATTCAAGAGGAGCCGTATCCCCTGCCTCAGTGGTTGGGATCTGATATGGAGAGATGGGATGAAGGTGTCCTGTATCCTGTTGGATACAGAGTCTTCTGGAAGAGAAACGTCTATGAAGTTGCAGTTGCTGGCACATCTGGTGACACTGCTCCTGTCCATCTGACTGGTGATGCTAGCGATGGTGGTGTTACATGGACTTGGATATCCACAGAGGAAGCACTTTCAGATTATGCAAGATTCCTTGGATTTGACGCTGGCGCAAACTACCAAGTCAAAATTCTGGATGTGCAACCTGCATCTTCTTACATTCCTGGTGATGTGGTCGCTCTCAGCTCTGCAAATATCACAATCGATGACCAGGGTGCAGATAAGGAAAAGGTCCTTACAATTTCTGGTTTCGCCTCGGTTAAGAAAGTTGAGTTGGTTTGCACACTCAAGAAAGATATCAAGAGAAGCAGCAGTGCTCTCACTGATCTGATTTACGCAACATCACTCACTCCCCACAATTATGTGGTCAATGAAGTCCTTTATACTGAAGGATTTGTTGCAGATGAATTTAATGGATCTTTCTTCGTCCAAGAAGTCTTTGGATCTAGAGAATTCATCTTCAAGATCAGAGACACCGCTACTGGTGCTCCAACATTTGACCAAGGCACTATTGCTAGTGTAAACATTTACGCTAAGCATCCCACGATTATCTTCATCAGAAACCATCAATATGTCTTTGACGTTAGTGATGGCACAAACTTCGGTTACTATCTGTCGTTTGCACAAGACAACCAGTATAAACTCGAATACTCTTTCAACAACATTACTAGAGTTGGCACCCCTGGTGTGTCTGGTGTTAGTAGCCAGCCTTATGTGAAATTCTCTGCCATTGGTAACGTTACCAATATTTCTTACTACTTCGACCCGTCAAGAGTTGGTGCAGATTCCCCCGTTGGATCTAATTCCTTCATCGATGTCATTAAGACACCTTTCGATGGCACTTTCAAAATCTCTGAGGTTGTAAGTCAAACCGAATTCAAATTCCCACTTCTTGTTGAGCCAGAGACCACTAACGCTGAGGTCCAAGATGATGAAAATGGTAACCCATATAGTTACTATTCCACCACTTCCGTTAAGGCGATTGGTCCGATTAACACAATCAAACTTGTGTCTCCTGGTGGTTTCTATCAGAAACTTCCTGTGGTTTCTGATATTGCATCTTTCCGTCAAATTGAAAGAATCGAAATTATTGATGGTGGCACAGAATATCAACCTGGAGTTTACTATCAGGTGCCTATTGCTGGTGACGGAGAAGGTGGTCTTGCTACAATTACAGTTACTCTTGATGATGAGACTGGATCTGGTGCTATCACCTCTGCTCAAGTTTCCGATCCTGGTAAAGGATACACAACAGCATCTATCGATGTTGATGGTATCACAGGTATTCTTGGACCCACTCTCGCTGGATCTGGTGCTGCTCTGAGCGTTATCATCCCCAGCGAAGGTAGCGGTGCTTCTGTCTTCCTGACAGGTAAAAACATTGGTAAGATCAAGAGACTCAAGAATAATGAGTTTGGTTTCGGTTATTCCCATGACTACACTCTGCGTCCTGAGATTTCCTTCCCAGTCAACCTGCAACTCTTCAATACATCTATTCTGACAGAGATCAAGATCACTGATCCTGGTGCTGGTTATACCTCTGCTCCTGCTGTTGTCATCTCTGGCGGTGGTGGCACAGGTGCCGAAGCAGTTGCTGTTGTGAAAAACAACCGTTTGAATGAGATTCAAATCAAGAATCCTGGTAGTGGTTATTCTTCCGAGCCCGTGGTTACTCTGAAGTCTGAGTTTAACTATGTCATTAACCTCGACCTCAACTATCTGCAGTTTAACTTCCCTCATGGCATTACCACTGCTGCTGAAGTCCAACTGCGTGCTGATGATGTTGGATCAACGACTGGCATCCTGCCCAAACCTAGCAGTGTTGGTTTGACTTCGTTGGTTGAAGGTCAGATTTACTATGCAATCGCTGATGGTCTGGATTCTGACCAGTTGAGATTTGCTCTGACACCAGAGGCAGCAGCTGCTGGTGACTATATCACTTTCCTGACTCAAGGTGAAGGTCGTCAGACTCTTCTGACTGAGGTCTTTGGTGGTAGAGCAGAAGCAGTCGTGGCAACTTCTAGATTCCTTGCTGGTGAGAAAATTTATCAAGGCAGCAGCCCCGAATTGGCATCTGCGACTGGTTATGTCTCCACTAACACTGGTTGGCAGTCTGGTCCCAAGATCTTGAAGATTGTCAACTATACAGGCAACTTTGCTGTTGGAGAAAAGATCAACGGTGAGGTGTCCAAAGCATCTGGTATTATCGACAACCTGAGCATCGCCAAGGGTGTGTTGAATATTGACTCCCTGACCTCGACTCCTGGTCGTTTCACAGATGATGTTGGTAAACCTTCTGAGATTATTCAGAAGATCCAAGACTCCTTCTTCTACCAAAACTTCTCTTACGTTATCAGCTCTGAGATTCCCATCACCAAGTGGAAGAAACAGATTCTGGATAACAACCACCCTGCTGGTTTCAAACTGTTTGGTCAGCTGCAACTGACTGGTGGTAAGGACGTTTCTGGTCGTCGTGTTGGCACTGAGTTTATCAAGCAGGTCAACATTAACGAGTACTCCAACGTCAACCAAATTACATCTTTCGGTGCTGCCGAACCCGTCTACACAGACTACAACAACACTGAAGTCCTGTTTAGAAATAAGAGACTGACTTCTTCTGAGGAAATCTTGACATCTATCGTCAAGAAAATCGATGACATCTCTGGCAGATTTGATGGAATTGAAAAAACCTTCCCAATTACGGTGGAGGGTGAGCAAGTTATTGTCAATTCCAACCAACTGGTTATCACCCTGAATGGCGTGATCCAAGCACCCCAGAGTGCATATAGTGTTGTTGGTGGTCAAATTGTTTTTGATGAGCCACCCAAGGCAGCATCTCAAGTTAAATATCGCACAATCCGAGTTGCAACTGTCCCCGTCTATAGAATCCAACTGACCGACCCTCAAGGTATTTTCCCGACCATCGGTCAGCAAGTTACTGGAGACTTCTCTGAGGCATATGCAACTGTTGTTGACTCTGGGACATTCCACATTGATGTTATCAACATCACTGATGGTCCTTTCGAGATCAGTGAATTGATTAAGAGGACAACTCTTTTCAGCGCAATCGTTGAAAGCGTCACTCTCTTGAATACTGAGGGCATCTATAAGTTTGGCGAGTCTATCACCAACTTTGAGGGCGATACTGCCCTGGTCGAAACCACAAACATTGACGAAGATGGTAACCTGACTGACGAACTGTTGGTTAGTAAGACATCTGGCACAGCAAGATTTGAAACTGGTATCTTTGACCTCAAATTGAATGAGTATATCTATTCGGCAACGAGTAAGATTGTCGCTCAAATTATCTACATCAGCCCATACCTGGATCCCAACAATGGTCAACCAGTTGACACTCTTATCATTAACCAAGGATCTACATTCTTCGGTCTGATTTATGAAAGACTGGTTGCTATTCAGAATCCCAACATCATTCTTGATGACATTTCTCAGTCCAGCATCACTCCAGTCTCTGTAACAGATTCCAGTGCCAGAATCAATGAAGACTTCCTCGACTTTGAAGAGGTTAGAAGCACTGAAGTTGAATATGAGAATCTTACTGGAGGATCTTTCGCTAAGGGAGATCAACTCAGAAACAGATCCATTTTCTATGGAAATGTAACCACAAATGCATCCAATAGAGCATATGATGCCGCTCGTCTGATTCGTCTCAATAAGGACGAAATCATTGACAGAGCAGAAAGGGAAATTGCAGTTGTGCATCCAGACTTCTACTACCCTGGAGATATCCAAACAAACACCACCTCCAGATATAGAGATGCTTATCGCCTACTGATTAAAAATATTGATAAGATCATCCACAATGCATATGATGATCTTAAGACCCAGTATCCTGCAACACCATCTGGTGACAAGGACGGATACCTGAGCGACCTGAGACTTTGGGTTGAAACGGTAGCACTGGATCTTCATTCTGGTGGCAACCTCTATTCACTGCAGTGGATCAATGAGTATTTCACAGATACAAATACTGTAAGTTACGACAGAAACACTTCTGAATTACTTTATGCTTTGGGTCAAGCAAAGGCTTACTGCGAATCTGCAATCACAAATAACTATGGTGGTCTTTGGACTGCTGTCAATAGCAGTGATCAAGCAGTTGGTTATGTCGATGAATCAATTACTGCAGATGTATCCCCTGGAGATCCATATGGCACCCCAGGCACCAATACAGATAACAACGACCCCGAGTCCTGTGCTGATGTTAGAGCTGCTCTGACAACAATTTACACATGGCAAGATGAGGCGTTGACTGCTGGAAATCTTCTAGACATTCCTGCATCGACCAAGCCTTCCTTCACACCAAACCAAGAGAAGTGCCGTAGAGATGTTGGATACTTTGTTGACGCCATTGCAAATGATGTTGCTTCTGGTGGTGAGTTTAATTCGCAATTCTTTGCTGAAAACTATTTTGATGAAACTGGCAACTATCTGCTGAATGGTCTGTATGGCGAGGTGCCTGAGTCTCTTACAGCACTGCTGAAAGCAAGAGACATGATGTATTATGCGATGAATAACCTCCTGTTTGTTAAGGACTTGGCAGTCCTTAATGATCCTGCATCTTATGGTGGCACTGCTCCTGGTTACACATATGACGCAAACTACAGCGCAGGTAACAACACAAGCCTGACTAATTGCTTGGATATCCAGCAAACAGTCAGAGAGTTGACAAATATCATCACAACATCTCTCGCTGCGGAGAATACCCACAACCTAACTGGTGCTATTTCTTATACTTCAGAAGGTGTTGGTGGTCCTAAGATCGTTGGTCTCTATGCAGATCCCACAACTGCAGGCGGCAACAATGGCATTGATGCTGCTGACCTTCTCCTGAAGAATAAGGAATTTATTGCTGCAGAAGGTCTGTTTGTCTATAAGACAGCAAACCCTGGATTCAGCATTTCCACGGGCAATGACAATGACTGCCTCGACGACATTAAAGATGTCATTGAAGCAATCGCGTATGACATTCGTTATGGTGGAAACAGCAGAATTTATGATGCTGGCACATATTCCATCGCATACGATAACTCCACTGCAACACCAACTGAAGTTACAAACATCTATGCAGAAGTTGCAACTATTGCTAAAGAATGTCTCAAGAATTCGGCAACGGCACATACCGTTTCTGGTCTAGTTGGCAATACCTTCAGTGTCGCTGTCCCTGTTGTATCTCTGGATCCTGGTGATTCCTTTGTTTATGTTGGATCTGGCAAAGTCAGCACTGCATCAGCAACCCACAACGTCATGAGTGCAACTTATGATGAAGTGAATGGCACTCTAAGCATCACAGTTGATGGCACTCCTGCATTCAGCAACGGATCTAGTGTCATCCTCCAACACCTGCACTTCACTCATGCTGGTGGTGATTACTTCTATCCTAGAGTCGCTGTTACTGGCGTCCATGGCAAGAAACAATTCTTCGATGTATCGATCACACCAGATCAATCTCTAACTCCATGTAACACTGAGACGGCACTTGTCGATTCTCTTCTGAGCATCTACACACTGTCTTACACCAACGGTAACATGTCACATGCTACCCGCACTGCTCCCACTGAGGTTATCATCACCGATGGTGGATATCAGTCGGGTGAGGTTATTCGTGTTACTAAATTTGCATACAAAGATGCTGAGGGTGGCAATAAGATCTTCTTTGCTGGTCAAACACTTAGAGGTATCACTAGCAATGCTACCACTCCAATCAAGGGGTCCAACTCTGGTCTGAAGTGGATCTATGGTGGAAATATTACAGGCGCATTCCAAAATGGAGAGTTGATTACAAACTCCAGTCTGGAATCAAACAATGTCTCCATCAGCAACGTCATCTACAACACAAATATTCAAAACAATACTTCAAGTTATTCGTTTACCTCTGGCGGTAGCCCCTATATCCGTCAAGCAACTCGTAGCTATGACTTTGGTTTTGAAGATGGATCTTTCACAATCGAAGGTTACTTCAGATTCAATTCTCTGACGGGCACAATTACTCTGGTCGATAATAGACTGGATGTGAGCGACACTTCCGCTGGTTATCTGATTGTTTCTAACTCTGGCAACACAGTTTCTTGGATGAGAAACGGCACTGCTGTTTCTGAGACAACATCTGCTGGTCTAGTGGTAGATACATGGTATCACATTTCAGTTTCTAAAGATTCTGAGACATCAACGACAAAGTTGTTTATTGATGGTGCTGAAGTTTCCAGCGATGCTGACAATAACAACTATGGTATTAGTCAAGAATGTCATGTTGGATCTAACGCTGGCGGCGGCGATAACCTTGATGGATATCTCGATAACTTCCTGGTCAGGAAAGGATATGCAGATCGCACTGCTACATTCACAAGTCCAACCACCACAGACTTCACCAGGACTGGTGTTGTCCTTGGTTTGAATGCTCAGCAAGGCGCTGTTGTTGGCACTGGCGATGTGATTGCTACTTTGTCTGGCACTAACATTTCTTCTGCAACTCTTGGTGCCGTTGATTATGAAAACAAGCGTATCACTATTGAAGAGATTGATCTCGGAAATGAAATCTACAGAGATTCTGCAGACATCATTTCTGCGAATGCTGCTTGGATTGCAGAAGAAGCAGTCGGCATCATGCAGGCACACTATCCCGACTTTGTTATTCCTGGTGACAGTGCTGCTGCTGGATCTTATGGTGGCACAAATATCTGCATCAGAGATACTAGAGATTACATCATTCCTGCTATTGTCCAAGACCTCAAGGAAGGTGGTAACTACAACGTTATCGTCAACGCACGCTTCTATAGAAACAAGGGTGGCGATCTGAAGTTTATTGGCAGTGAGTTGCTGCAGACTCTCTATTCTTGGAGAGAAGTCATCAAACTCTGCAAGTATGTGATCAACACAGCATCTGCCGATCTGTCTGGCACATACACCACCAAACTTCGCATCCCCCATACCCTTTCTGGCACGACTCAGGTAGAAACAAGACTCGACACCCTTGGCGATTATATCGCTGATGAGCTTGCTCCTACTGGTCACAGATTTAGAAATGCTGGTGACTTGATCTGGAAAAACCGCGATTATATCGCTGAAGAAACAGTCGGTTACATTGAAAACCTCTACACAATTAGTCTCGGTGGGCAAACTGTCAATACTCTGAATATCCCCGATCGCAATGCTTGCATTCGGGACATGAAGGACTATATCATCCCCGCCCTTATTGCCGACCTCCAGACTGGTGGCAACTACCAAACACAGGCTGCGATTGACTTCTATCTCAATTCCGACAACGAAATTCTGTTTATCACAGATGAGTTGCAACCGATGCTTGAAGCATTTGAGTTTGCTAAGGATTTGTGCATGAAGGCAGCAAACAACCTGCTGCTCGGACCTGGAGAAACCGCTGCTAGCAATGGAGCTGCTGCACTCTATCAAGATGAATATTACAGCGCAATCTACACCTCCAGAAGTGCATATAGAGACACTACAGTTACTCTGGATCCTGAGCAGTTTGATCAGACTAGAAATCAGTCAGATCGCTATGTTGACGCTGCAAATATGATCGAGCGCAACAAGCACATCATTGCCAAGGAAGCAGTTGGCATGATGAATGACTTGTCCAAGTTTGCAGACTTCCAGGTTCCTGGTGGTCGTCAAAATTGCGTTGATGACGTTGTTGACATTCTTGGCGCCCTGGTCCATGACCTTAGGTTTGGTGGCAACGCTGAAATCTTTGAAGCAGGTCAACTCTATATCAGAGAAGATGGATTCCTTTCCCACATTGAAGGTGAGGAGGAAGCAACTAAGACTGTGTTTAAGTTTGCCAAGGAAATGGCAATTCTTACCATTAGAAACGGTTTTGGTCGTTTCAACATCGATGGTCACAACGACAACTCCTACACTTACGAATCCTACGAAAGAAATGGCGCTTCCGACAATAGTATTGCTGCTGCAAGATCTATTGAAAGAAACATCCGTTTCATTGCTGAGGAAGCAGTGCTGCGTGGTCAAGCACAATATCCTTCCCTGGTGATTCCTGGTGGATCTGAAAATTGTATGCATGACGTTGCAGACATCCTGTATTGGATGTCCTGGAACCTGCAAAATGGTGGCGATAACATGATGGTCACCTCTGCAGAATACTACGTTTCTTCTAGCAATCTGCAACACATCACTTCTCAGGCAAATGAGTCCATTTGGATTTTCAATACTGCTAGAGATATTGCCAAGCAGATCTATCAGGGTGGCAATCCGACTGTTTCTGCTGGCAACACATATAGCGTGACTGCTATTTCTTCTGCCGTTAGCGACACTGACGTTGATGACGCTGTAGATGCCCTTATTCAAGTCCTCACTGATACTGTTGCAGATCCTGCTGGTCTCAACGCCCAGACATATCCTAAGACAGTTGGCGGTGGTTATTCTGGCGATCTTCCCAACATCTGGCCTTGTAAGTATTCTGGCGATCTCCCCATCAGAGATCTCACCGTTACTTGGGACTACTCTGTTGGAAGCACAAACCAAGCAGATTGGAATCAGGCATGTGGTCAGCAGGCAACTGCAATCGACACATTGTTTGACATCCTAATTCAAGGCGTGGATGCTGGTATTGCTGGCAATGGTCTTACTTATTATGGCACCACGGTCACTAAGACTGATGGGACATATACTGCCCCCACGGAATATAACCAGGGCAGCTGCTATGACGTGCGTCAGGCAATCGCTACCATCTTCGATATGTATCAAACTGCCTTTGGTGCTGGCACCAACAGCAGCAAAGTTGATGCACGCTTGATCCACTTCAACAGAGAGGCAATCAAGCAGAGAGCATACGATCAAACTGTCACTTTCTACCCATCTTACGCTGGTGATGCAGACTTTGCAGATCAAGTTATTGATTCTGTGATCTACGACATCATCACTAGAGGTAACAATGCTGCGTTTGATAAACTTTCCTCTTGGTTTGATGGTGACGGTAACTTTATTGTCTATCAAAACATCACTCGCACGCACCTGATCTATCATCTGACTCGTATCAGAGAATACGTCAAGTCCATCATCTATAGCCCAACATCTGCTGGTTGGCAACCCTATATCACAACTCCTGGCATTTACATTCCACCCAATCGTCCTGAGTGGGATCAAGAGTCCACAGAGTTTGACATGGATTCCTCCATTAACCCGTTTGAGTTTGCACTGGAAAGATCCATCTTCCCAACTGAGGCAAAAACAACCTTCGTGCCTTCCACTGACGTTGTTAACCTCAGCACCACTTATGATGAAGGTTTCGACTGGAATACCGATCCACAACTCGTGGTCCTGACTCCGACTGTCCCTGTTGGATATGACAGAGCAGAATTTAGAGTTAGAATCAATCGTGCAAACTTCTTCCGTCGTGGTGATGTTGTCCAATACATTCCTTCTTCGGGCAGTCTTCTGGGTGGCATCAATCAGGTTTATTACTATGTCTTGAATGCTGATGCTTCATTCTTCGAGATTGGCGAATTCTCCACGCACGATGCCAGATATCAGTCATTTGCTCTTGATACATCTGACACAAATCAACACCTCTTCCAAGTTGTTGTGAGATCTGGTGTTGAGAGAGAAACTACCACTTATGGCAACCCTCCAACAGACACCCCATATCAAGGCGGATTCATTACTGCAGATATTCTTTATGGCACATCTTCTGATGTCTATGGTGAAATTGCCGCTCAGTCCTTCAACACTGCAGTTGTTAAAGAGACATTCACATACATTAGAGTTAATAATCTTACTGATCCTATTATATCAGTATTCACTAACAATGAAAGAGTCTACAAAGATGGCGATAATACGTCGATTGGCACCATCCTTCAAGTTAACTACTACGAAAGCAATACCTATGCAATTCTAAAAGTTATCAACAAGACAGGTGCTGCGTGGGTCACTGGTGATGTCCTCGTGGGCGAAGATTCTGCTACCGAAGGCACCATTGAGTTGCAAACCGATCGCATGTTGATCAACGTTGACCTTGGCGATTATGCCAACGGCGATGTGATCTTCAAAAAGGCAGATAACACAGAAGCAGATATTGTTTCTTATGTAAACAAATCTGGCGCTATTATCAGCAATGAAAGTGGTCGTGTTGTGATGGATGTGGAAACAATCCAAAACTCCTGGGAAAGCAATGACATCATCTATGGTAGTTTGACAGATTACATCCTGGATCTGCAGGGCATCTATCAACCCAACGGCGTTATCGAAGTGAATGACACCATTCATGGCGTCTCTGTTATTGAATTGGATATTGCTGCTACGTTTGTTGAGTCTGGTCTTGCTGCCACATTCAGACCTGGAGATGAGGTCACACTCCTCCAAGGCACTGTGCAGAAGAATCCTGGATTCACTGCCACCGTCACTAAGTATCAACCATATGATGCAACAACAAATCCCATCACACCTCACAAACTGTGGATCGCAAATCTGCAACCCGTGGGATTGGGAGAGACTGCTGCTGCTCTGAATATCTCTGGCAACAACATTGGTAAATTTGACGTTGGCACAAACTTCCCCTCCATCTACGCAACTGTTAGTAACGTTACTCAAACCGACTATGCCGCATATGGCAAGGTCGCTGCTGTTGAGCAAAGTGGCATTACTGCAAGAGTTTGGCTTGAGCAGGTTGTTGGTGAATTCTACAATAACATGTCCATCCGTGGTGATGATGGTTGGTCTGCTGCAGTTACAACGGCTTCGACCCTTGAAGGTAGAGTTGACCGTTACTTCCGTGGATTTGATGGTGTGCAGACTGATTTCTCACTCTCGATTGAGAATGGTCAGGCATACTTCCCAGATCCCGCTGGTCACCTGCTGGTCTTTGTTAATGGCATTCTGCAACCTCCTAATGCTGCATACACAGCATTCTCTGATCAGATTCAGTTTACTGAGCCTCCCGAAGTTGGATCCGAATTCATTGGTTACTACGTCGGCAAACTCCGTCAACTTGACGATATCAGCTTTGAGTTTGACTCCCTGAAGTCGTCCTTTAACCTGAAGTTGGATGGTATCTTCTACTCACTGACTTTGACAGAGGGCGTTTCTTCGGCAACAATT